ATGTCTCACTATCGGTGGGCCAGTGTGCGAATGGAATCTCGGCATCTTTATCACTGGTGACAGGATTCTCAAACACAAGTCGAACATCTTTTTCAATACTTTTAGTAGTGCTGAATGTATGCACCAAGCCACCAATAGTCACATTGTAACCAGTGTGACTGCTGTTTGCCTCGATATTTCCAATCTTCTTAACGCCATCAGTGATGACCCATAGTTGATTTTTAATAATTGGTTTAGCTATTAAGTTGCTCATTTTGTTCTTTCTTATGCGCGGTAATCGCCTCTGCTAATGCTAGATTAACAAAGTCATTGAACGTCATGTTACGCTCATGCGCCATCTTCATGTATTTTAACAGTTCCGCGTCATCGAAGTCAATAGCGATTAGTACACCAGTATCGTAATCTTTACCAGCAAAGATTGCCTCAGCTTTTTCAATGTAATCAGCATCTACTTCCAAGTCGATATAATCAACGTCATCCCATGCCTGATTGCCATTTACTCCGCGCACAATCGCTTCAGCTGTATACAATCGGTGAATCTCGTCACTCGCAAACATACGATATGCGCGGTCATTACGCATATCATGGACTTGGACTTCGTATACTTCTTGAGTCTTTGTGTCAAATGTGATAGTAGCAGAATGACCATCGTGATCACCATTCCAGTAATCAAGTGAGTATACGTTGCCGCCCCAGCATGTCCAGTGATAATCACTGCCCTCGGTGATCTTATAATCTACCAGCTGTAACCATTGTTGTAATGTAATCATGTTAATTTCCAATCTTCAGTAAGTAAAGTGTTGCCATGTTAGGGTCAAGTTTGACCACATCAGTAGGATATTTGTGTTTCCCACCGGATGATCTGCTACCTACGAATTGTACAGTTACCATCTTAGTGTTTAACTTTTTGATAATTGCAATCCGTAGTGAGTTTCTCTCTGATGTCGCCACAACATCACCAACCTCTAGAGGTTGTCCCATAATATCATTTTTAATTTCGTCTGTCATATAATCCTTTATCTTCCACGACTCATTGAATACGTGTCCGCATATCGTCCAGAGCCGTTAACTGGTGTTCGCGTCTTCAAGTAGAGTTCTTCAATCTTGCGATACTTCGCCCGCACAGGTACTGGTGCATGACTAGCAAGATAATGAATCTGACTAAACACGCGAATTTGGTGAACTCGATGCACATCACAGTCACGCAAATATCTCGAACGACTCATCCAATTGAACTCTGCCAGTGAACCACCAGTCTTGCGTCGATACTGCATAGCTGCTAGTTTATCGAACCCGTGTGGTCTAAATGCCTTATTTTTAATGTTCATTACCAATTACCTTATTTGATATTACTATTCGTCTAGCTTCGTAGTTTTTTGAATCACCCCATGGCGCATCTGGTGATCTGATCAACAGATTGTGGAGAGCTAATTTATCAGACAACAACTCAATGTGGTTCTTTACTCCGCCAGTCGATTCAAAGAAGTTTACCATATACACGTTCAAATTCCTATCAAACGCTTCATCAATTGTTCTGAGCCAGAACCTCTGACCATCCGCAGTGTGTCGATGGTCAGTCATTACTGCACCATGTATGGGTAATAGCAGGTCAAAGAATACGTGTGATGTTAAATTTCTACTTTCAAATACTCCACGGTCTCTCCATTGTATCATTTCTTTAACTACTGTGGTGCCTAATAAATTGTAGTACTCTTCTTTCCATTTCATATAGTACAGAACTGTTACTCTATGTGGGTCCACCATAATGAATCGATTACCATGTTTATATAATTGATTCCCGAGCTGAGTGGTCTCCAGCAACGTACCATTCCTGAGTACGGCAGCGGCTAATTCTTTGTTATTCTTAGACACGCCAAATCCCATGTCCGGATCTACCGTAACAATGTTCCTTGGCATCTCAGTCATAACAAACTTTTTAGTCATGATTACCAGTTCTCTTCATCAGTGACCACAATCTTAACAGTGGCTTCGCGTCCGTTTAATTCAGTCACATACTCTAAGTCGAGTGAGTATCCAATACCACTGCTGTTCTCAAAGTTAATCCAGAAGTTCTGTCTAATATCATTCTCTTTGATAATCTGCGCAATGACGGCAATGTCGGCAGCGTTCATCATAATTCTACTCATTTTAATTCTCCAGTATATGCGCTGTTTAGCCATTTGCCGAAGTGAGTTGCTTGTTCACCAATTTTTGCCAAGTTGTGTTTACCAGCAAATTTTAAGAAGTGGAACCCGACATTCTGCACAGGCTCAGTTTTTAGACCTTCACGTATACTAGCATCAACTGCGGCTTTAACATCGTCTGGTTGGGCTTTTAAATCGATTAGGGTGACGTTTCTGTTGTAGTCGTCTAGTACACGGTGTTCAACGCCATTGTGATCAGTCCAACGATTCATCATCATTGAGTTCCAGTTGAATCCCTTTTCGAATCGATCGGCAAACGCATCTAACAAACCAATAGTCTTTTTGGTAGCCTTGGTGCGAACACCAGGGTACGCACTAAACACGTTGTCAGATGAATCACCTCTAATGCATTTTTCAAACAGAATCCATGCTGGGTCACCAAGAGTCTTTGGCTCTTTAGTCTTGCTGTCTTTAATGGGACGATCACGACTGTCAAAGTAACCCTCTAGTGTAATGAACTGGTCATTGACGCCGTTGAATTGTTTAACATTTGGTGCAATAAGTTGTAGGAAGTCGGTATCACTGCTGATAATGTAGTGTTCGTCTTCTGGGTGTAGGTGAATGAATCGTGCGATCAAGTCGTCTGCTTCAGCCGTAGGACAGCGTAGGACAGATACGTTTGTTTTTTCACGTAGATATGTGATCAACTCTTCGTAAGTTTCCCAGAAGAGAGCATCAAGTGCCAATTCCTCGTCAGTTAAACTAGCACGATTAACTGCGCGATTGGCTTTGTATGGTGTGTAGAAGTCTTTGCGCCATGAGCGGCCTTCAGTACAAAACACGATGTGACATTCATCACTACCACCAAAGCGACGAATCACGCTTTGAATTGAACTGAAGGTAAGGTGTAAGCTCATGCCAAGCTTTTCCTCGTCAGTGGACATGCGTGATGCCACGTAACGACTTTTGAAGTACAGGTTAGCCGTATCAATAAGAATATATTTTTTCATACGCCAAGTGTAACATATCTTGGCGTATTTGTCAACAGTTTTTAACTGATTTCGGATCTACCGCCACCAAGTGGCTTTCTATTAAGAGGTGGGCGAATATCGTCATCACTTCGATTAGCTGGGTCAGCTATCTTTTGCTCATAGACTTCAAGGGCAACATTCCGACATACACTTTGGAACCATCGATCAATCACCACGTCATCAGTGTCATTTTCATTCTGATGATATCCGGCACGAATCAGCTTGCGTAGGAATGCCGCATTCCAATCCAATTCGAACGCACCGCTATTAATATTTTCAGGGTCGATATCAACTGAGATAATGGACACCCATGGCTCGTCCTTGGCAGTAGCGGCTTCTTTAGCTGCTTGGCGCGCTTTAGCTTCCAAGTCTTCTTTTGGCTTGCTAACGCGAGTCTTTTTCTGCTTTTGCGCAACGGCTGGCTTTGGGGCGAATAGGTTTTTTAATTTATTAAACATAGTGGTCTTTCAGTGCAGAAGGGACCCGAAGGTCCCTATATCAGAATTCAAACAAATCTGGGTCGTCTGTAATTTCTTTTAACGGACGTGGTAATTTATATACTTTTGTCTTTGTAGGGTCACGCTTATTTAGCAATGGTAACAAGCCCTTAAAGTCATTTTTGTGTTGTTGGCACAATTCACCTTCAATCCATTCTGCTTGTTCTTCTAGTGTAGCTTCTACTAGACACTTTCTAAAGTTAGGATTAACAGTCCAGATGCCTACAACGTAGTTGTTACGATTGAGTGCGTCTTCTGGTAATACACCAGCAGCAACTAAACGACGAACACCTTTAATAAAGTCGGTACCATGATCACTTGCCATGAACTCTGACCAACCTTCTAAGTTTGATACTTGACGAACAATACGCTCACATTGTTGCAATTGGTTGATTCGATCATCACTTGGTGCGGTCATGCCTGCTTTGAGGAAGACCATGCGCATTTGATCTCGTGGAACAAAACAAATACCATAAGCGCAGGCTTTGGTGTTCATCTTCTTTACGATGCTGTAGATTTCATTAGCTTTCTTTAGTTCATTCAAGCGAATTAACTTGTCTGGTTTATATAAATTAATGTTGTTAAACATAGGTTTCCTTCTTTGTTAGTGAGCTGGTAATGTTAGCTCGGTTGGTAAATCTTGTCAAGAGTGGAGACTTCCAATCTCTTTATTTTGTCCACTCATCATAGAGTTTAAATGACGCTAAGTTTTTTGCTTTGGATTCCACCATGCAATCTGCCCATGACCAATGTGCACGTGCTAAGTCGTTACTAGCTTTGTTCCACATGAAGTCAGAGTGTGCGCGGAGCTTTTGTTTTTTGTGACCAGATTCCATTAGTGCAGCCATTTGGGGCAATACATGGCAGTCATGCCCAACCAAGACATCTTCTCTAGACAGGGAGTAATGCATTGTAGGACGAATAGACTTCCAGCTGTCAATGATCCGTGTAATTCTGGCATCTTGAGGATCCATGTAAGACCCTTCTCGAACCCAATAATGGTGCAGGTCAAGAACAGTAGGTATAATATCGCTAAGACTGAGACAATCATCTAACCCCCATGTGTTTTCTTCATTCTCCACTGTGATTACATTCCGTGCTTCTGGTGAGAGTCGTGCGTATGCTTCGCGCATACCTACTGGACCGCGTTTACCAGACACGTGAATGTTGCATTTTGCATCCTGGAATGTTTTACCATAACCCATGTACCGCAAAACATCAACGTGATACTCGAATTCAGCAATTGAATTGTTTACGATGTTTGGGTTGTCAGAAGCCAGCACGACGAATTGCCCCGGATGCATTGATAAGCGAACATCACGTTCACGAGCAATACTACCAACATCTGCCAAGTGGCGCTCAAGATATTGACGAACATCTGGTAACTGCCAATAGTGGCTCCAAGCGTCATGAGTATATGCCGGAAGTACATCGCTTCCGATACGCACCATACGGAGACCTTCATCTAATTCTCCTACTCGCGTTACTAGATTTTTGATAGCGGCGATATTAGCTACCATCAAGTCCCATAGTTTCTCTTCAGCTACCGAGCGTGTCTGTCGATTGAGCCATGATATGGTAGTAGTACCGATTCTAGTTTCTGGAATCGACACGATGCCTTTTGTTGGATGTGACTCCGACAAGATACAGGCAAAACCAACACGTTTAATGGTCATAGTAAACTCCAAATAAAAGGGATAGTATACTGTATCCCTTTGTAGTTGTCAATTCTTTTTTGTATTTTCAGCTTCTGCCACACGCTTGCGTAGAGAGGATGAACTGAATGAATGGTCACGACTGTTGAAGACACATTTGATTCCGCGATCACTGCCTTCCTTGCGACCGGTAAAGTCTTGGTTCTGGTATTCTACACCAAGGATTCGCACATCAAGTGGCAAGATTAGCATTAAGTCGCGCAGGTCTTGTTCAGTTTGGTATACTACAATTTCATCTACGAATCTACAGGCGCTCAGTTGAATCTGGCGCTCAACAATACTCTGAATTGGTTTGTTCTTGGTGTCTGGTCGATCAATTGTTGGATCTGTTTGTAAGCCAGCAATTAGGTAATCACAGTGATTCTTTGCTTCGGCTAACATTGCCATGTGTCCAGCGTGTGGTCCTAAATCAAAGGTACTGAAGGTAATACCGATGACTTTGCCTTCATCTTTTAATTGTTTAATTTTATTAAATATCATTTTGTGAATTTATTTGGATACTCCAAGTGGAACACTTCTACGTGATTCCCTTTAAGGAGTTGAACTGTTTGCTCATTTTGCGCATCAGTTTCTGTTAAGTACACACCGGTTCCAAGAATAAGCCCATTGACAGTTGCGCCTGTTCCCACAAGACTGAATGAACCAGTACTGCTTTGTTGAACTACGATGTACAAATCATGGTGATTTGGTCTGGCAATGGGCTTCATTTAGATCACCTTATAGCAAGATGCCAAATTTGTAAGCGTCAGCGCCCCATTGGTCTTTCGAGTTCTTACCAGACATATACTTTGTGAATTGCTGGAACACATAGTTCCGCATATCATAAAGAGTAGCCTCATCATATTTGAAGCCTGAATCCACACAGAATTCTTTATATAGTTCCAAATCGTTAAAGATTTGACGAACTTTAGGGTTTGGTGCGAATGTAGTTTTTGCCATTTTATTTCCTTTTAAATAGCGGTTGATAGGTTAGGTTTGTGAGTATGGTACTCTTTAGTAAATGCGACACCGGAGTTGTTGTTGATAACTTGAACTTCGATATCACGCTCTGAATAAAGTTTGATGACTTCACGGTAAATGCCGTCAGCTACTTCTTCAAAGTTCTTTGCGGACTGATCAACGGTACTGGCATATGCATTAACTGCCGCCAATACTTCTTCAAAGTTGATTTCAGTACCCGATTTATTCTCAATAGTGATTTGACTATCGATACTGTTGCCCATGTCTAGACGTAGTGTGTATAGACTACGCGCGGCAGCAATAATTCTGTCTTGTGTTGTTTGTGTCATAGTAGGCCATCTGGTAAATTTTGGTTGTACTGCTGGCATAATAATACCAGCAGTTCGAATTTCTCTTCCTCACTCTTTAGAGCATCGTGCGCTTCTTTGAGATTGGGATGCTCAGCTATTAGTTTAGCACGAAGTTGTTCTTCTGTGCGCTTCTGGCGAGTCCATTCAAGGAGAGATTTAGCATCATACGATAAATCAACACTGGCAAATGAGCCACCAATAGCTACCCATTGAGAGCCATCGTAGATTTTAAAGTCTTGTGAGTCAAAGTCATATCTAATTTGGCCCTGCATATGGGCAGACGATGAGTGATTTTTGCTAATGTGGGGGAAGGTATTACCTCCCGTCACTTCAACGTATCCACTACCGGTGTTGATTCCTCTAATCATATTAACGTGATTGTGCTGGGATTAAGTATTCGTAGTCTGCCATGCCAGAGTCTACGGTGATCTTCATAGCACCAGCATCACTGATGTATACTTTCTTGTCGCCTTGAAGATCCATGATTGCCAAGAATTGCTTTACTGGCCAGCTCCATGCTTTGCTCAATGTGCCAGTAACGCCGCCTTCAAACACGAAGTTACCAGAGTGACTAGACACGTCACCAAAGAAGATTTTTAAATCGCCACCGTCTGTCTTAGTAACGAACGTGGTTTCTTCGCTATTAGCAGAGGCTTGTTTCTTCATACGAGCAACGTTTGCGACTTTTGGTTCAAACTCAACGTTCCAAGTAGCACCAGCAAATTTAACTGGTTTAATCTTTTCTTCAACAATGGTTTGCGACATCAAGCGATAGTTGTTGATGAAGTCACCAGTTGATGTTTCAAAGTGAATGGAAGCTGGTACGTTCTCACCATCTTTGTCTTGGTGAGTCATCTTCACTGTAGCAGTGGCATCATACTCTTCAAAAGATAAGATAGTGCGAAGTTTGCCCAAATTAGGCATACCGAATGTGCCAGCAAATTGATCATTAGGAGTTTTAAATTTACCACTGATGATAACTGTACGATCTTCTGCGATACTAGCTAACGCGGTTTCTTTGTCAGTACCTGATACTTTGATCAAGTCGATAAAGCCAAGTTGGGCTGTGTGTGCGATTACGTCTTGTAAATGATTTTTCATTGTTAATGTTTCCTTCTATTTGTTAATGATATCAATTAGTGCCAACAGAGTCAACACTAATTGGATTACTAGTGTCCAATTTATTCAAAACTGAACAAGTCGTCGAATGTCGAATTGACATCTGTATTTTCACGGAGATCCCAATTCAGTACTGATAGCATATTCTCAACTTTTTCGTCGAGTAGCACACGCTCCATCTCAAGTTCATCAAATGGTAATTCAATGAACCATTGTGGTAAGCGCAATTGATCTACTGGATAAGCAATTGAGGTAATACCAAGTGGATTGTCTCGTAATTTGCAAACAACAATCTTCATGCCATCTACGATAGATTGACTGTAGTTGTCACCATTCATCTTCTTTAGGTAGTTCCAGTTAATGGAGGCACGCACATGTCCTGGCATATTTACCTTGCCGTTGCCTTTGCCTGAATTTGCCTTCTCCAACTGGGTGGCATAATCATTCAATCGCTTAACGCCTTTTGGTGAGCCCTTGGTCCATGCATCCATCTCGCGTAACTTTTTCTTAAATTCACGAATCTTACCAATGATGACTTCTTTATCATCACCGTTCAGCACGTTATCAAGAATTTCTGCCAAGAATACTTGAACATACTTTGGCGTATCACTACGCTTCAAATCAAGACCCATAGCTTTGATATCACCACGTTTGCCGTCTTTATCTTTGCGTTTGCCTTCTTTGTCGTAGATATTTACCGCGTACTTTTTCTTTTTAATGAACAGTCCACGGTCAGCTACAATCTCTCGACCAGCTTTAATAATCTCACCATTTTTACGAGGACAATGGAATGAACGTTCCATCATTTCTGGGAATGATTGGTTAGTTTGCTCAGCCAGCTCATCGTAGATTTGAACCGCAGTCTCTTTGTTCCAGTTCTCCATAAGGGCAGGGTTCTGCTTCAACATAGGTATCGCTGTGAAGTAACAGGAATTATGAACAAGGATATCGTTGCCAAAGAACCAGGGTTCGTTTTCATTACGCATACCGATGTCATATACGTATTGTTCTCCAGCATCTTCTAGCTTTCTAATACTCTTCACTGGCGCTCTGCTCAGTGCGATTACGTGCCCTGACACAATCTCTTTAGCAGATGCATCATAGGTATCCACCTCCTCGTTTAGCAATTCAGTTAGTGTTTGTTTTAATTCTGCTGGTGTTATTTTAGTAGCCATTCTTTTACTTCCGTTATTGTTTGTATTGGGTTAGCCAAATAATCAGCTTCCCATACAGTCTTTACCTCGAAGCCCCTGTCATTGGCAGTTTTGGTCTTCATCTCGTCTCTTAGCCAAATATCAGCAGCTGTCTTATTTGTAACAGTATTAACAAATGTCGCATCGTATTTCTTAGGATTACAGTGCCAGTAATCACCATTAAATTCAACTATTTTATTCCTAGTCGTGTCAGTTGCATCAAAGAATACTGGTGCGTCTAATAAGTTACTCCACATAGCGAACTGTCTAGTCTTGGCAGTATACTTAATCTGCTCACCTAAAGCAACCTCAAGGTTATCCAAAAACTCTAATTCCAACTTACTAGATGAGTTTATTGGTCTTCTTTTGGATATAATCTCTTCAGCTTCAGCTTGAGTGACGCCATATTTTTCTTGAATATAATCTATGCGATTAGAATTTCCCTTTTGATAGTTATACTCTTCCCACAATCGTTTACCATCATCGCCGTACTTCTCTTCATAGTACTCAAGTGTGTTTGTATATCGCTGCAACTCCAGATAGTTATTCCACATCTCGTTTCCTAGCTCATCACCATGACGCTCTATACATTTCTCCAGCGTCACTGCTCTTGATTTATTGAAGTCATCAAAGTCTTCGCGGGTGTATCCAAATTTCTTCTCTTTATATTCAAATGTATTGGTTTCGGATTGTAGTGATACGTATCGAGCCCATTTTTCTTTACCAATCGCTTCGCCGTACTTCAGAATCATACCATTTTCGGTAATACCAGTAGACTGTTTACAAGCATCTGATACTATTGGAGCATCTGGGAAGGCTTCAATATATTCTGATAACGTTCTAGGGACATTGCACCCATGCATAACATGTGATGATGTTATCCTATTGAACTTTTTGTGACATTCAGCACATTCAATCTTAGGCGCGCTATCAGAAACAGAACGTCTTGTAGACGCCCGTTCCCGTTCTCTTAATATGCGCTCAAATTCAATTTTGCCACGCTCTTCGCCATACTGCTCAATGCACTTGGCCAAGCTCTTCTTAATACCTGCCATATATTACGAATTCAACTTATGTCTTAATGATATCAGGATATCAGTAGGATTAATATCGGTTGGTTTAACCTCAATTAAATTACCATCACGCTCAACCATAATCGAGTGATCTTCTGTGACAGTTATGGTATTGCCATTAGCATCTTCAATCTCATAGAGGCTTTTAGACACTTGATGGCGATAGATATATTCAACGTGTCCGAAGTATGGTTCTTGCCGTTCAGAATGATAGCTCATCACCAGCAATCCGTCATCACCGGCATACTGCTTTGTTCCATCTTCCCAGAACTCAGAACATGAATCAAACAATTCGCCGATCTGAACATCGCCTTTGTTAGTTCTGATAATCGTCGAACCAACCACCGAGTCAGTATCCCCGTAAATTATTGCGTCACCAGTGTGATCATATTCACCACAGATAGCTTCGTTTAAATGAGCAGACATATGTTTCACAATCTGTCTACCTGATAGCGTGGTAGATTGACCAATACGCTTATCGTAGAATCTACAATGTTGATTTAATAATGCTCCGTCTCGATGTTCAGATATGTTAGCAAAACAAATCCCGTATGTCATCGACATACTGCTAATGCTTTCACATTAGAACAGACTATATCACAATCTGCAACTTAGTTACAGATTCCCGCCGTTTCGGCAATCATACGCTTATTGCCTACGTCCATATGGACTAGTCGTTGAACCTTCGATATCAAATATCGCTTGGCTGCTGATTGTCTTTGCCATTACGCAGTAAGAGTTCCCAGCAATTAGACGGGTTTTCAATACACATTACTGTGTAAGGGCGCTACACATTAACGCACTGTTGAGCAAAATCTTTCTTACCAATTGCCGAGAGTCAAAGTATTCTCGCGCATCTTCAATAATCTGCTTAGTAGCGACTATCTTATTGTCTACCATTGTTAATGAATGAACCTTCATATAACTGGCCAATGTTTTTAAATCATTTGATTTTATTAAACTTCGTATGTGTTCAATGTCTATCATGTTACTCCTTTAATTTATTCATAGTGAATCCTAATTCCCTAAATGTTTTACCAGTATATAATTTGCAAAAGGCGTGGCATTCAGGAGTCTGATTGAAGTGTGGATTAGGTACCACAAACTCTAATAAACTATCATCTCTTGGACCGCCATAGAATGGAAGTTCAGGAACACTATCCTCCACGTCTTGCTAACTATAATATAAGTTGTTTTTATATCCTATCACATAAATTTTATCGATACTAGCGCCGTGTTTTATATATCTGGGATCTGGTAACTTTTCTTCTTCGATCATAACGTAGCATTTATCTACGATGTCCAATCGTTTTACTAGGTTTGAATGATTCAACTTAATATATCCCGCATTGACATAATTTGGTCCTCTGCCCAAGACATATCCTTCTGGTATATCTTCAAGTTTACATCTTACGTTTTTGCCTGTCAATGGATCATGTGTCCATTTATACTCTTTAAGGGCGTCTGACCCATTGTTGAACCACGGTGGCGCACCCTTAGTGAACCCTTCCTGTATTTCGTGTTCGAATAATACTTCTTTGGTCTCCTCGTTATATTGCCATATTCTTCCACGATTTGAATCTCCTACTTTAGCACGGGAATCAACACTACGTTCTCTGCCCGTCTGGAATGGTTCCCACCCAGCAGGCTGCTCGTCAACTTTATAGCGTTTAAGTTCACCGGTAGATTGGTTACGGTAAATGTTCGTTCCGGAATGAACCCGAGATAGGTTCTCACGCTGAGTATCTGACCTCTTTTGACCAGTATTCAGCTTACTAAATTCGATTGCTACTGCAATTCGAACTTGTTCGTAATATCTAGTGCTGAAGAAGCCGTTGTCAGTCGGCACTCGACCACACATCATATTAAATGCGAATACACATGCGGAATGATCTATGGATTTGAACAGTAAATAGTGCGCAATCAAATGTGCTTTAACTGGTAGTTTAACCTTATTCCAGTATTCCTTACCGTATTCTGGCCAAATTGCCTCTGGTAGAATATGATGTGACTCTACTGCACCTGGAGCATCTTTGGACTTTTTCAGAGCCATACCCTTATAGGTCATCATTAATTTCAAGTAGCGTTCAAAGTGATGTGTGTTTTTTATTAACCCAGCAGCTTCAAAACATTTGCGGAACTCATCTATGTTCATGACTTTAATTATCTAAATATTTCTTCAATTCATCAGCAACACTTTTATCTAGCGTGATGCCAGTCTCAAGGTCACTGACCATTTTAAGTTGTTTCTGAATACTCTTTCGTTCACTGTACCACTTTGTTAATAGACCAGGAATAATTCCCTCATACTCGTAGGTAAAGATAGTGCCATTAGCGCTCAGCATCCATGGTTGATTACTATCAAAGATCATCTTCCAGACTTGCGCAGCCGATGCTTCGTCGCTGCCACCAGTTTCCCAGTCGATAGTCAACATGGTACCTCGCTCTTGGTTCATCACTGCGGCATATTCAAGTGAACCGAACAAGCCTTCCCATAAGATAGCACCAGTAACGCCATCAACTTCACCATCAACAAATTTGTTCTTCTTCTTTTCTTTTGCTAAACGTTGACCTTTTTCATGCATATACTGGTCAGTAAGCGTGGGACGGAGTTGGCCGATGATCGTCTCAGGTGCCATGTTAAGTGCACGGATGACTGATGGGTAGAGTGAGTTAATGTCAACTGCTCCGATCCATTCGTGAATACCTGTTTTGGGCGTAGCAACATAGGCACCTGCCGCTTGTGATTCGTCATCTGAATTACCTCTCTTTTTATCTGGGACAATTAAATCTCTTGAATGTGCTTCATTAATAACAGCTTGCTCTACCATGGCAACAGTACCCATTACTGTTTGTAGTAGTACTGTGTTTTGATGAGCCAGTTGATTCGCCAAGTCTAAGAATTTACGCTTAGCATGAATCTTATATACCAGCATAGTATCTTGACGGTTGTACTCTAGGAATTTCTTCCAGTCTTTATTATACAACTGATCAAGGGTGCCTTCGTATTGTGTTTTATTTTCACCAACTTCTAGTTCACCAATCACGTCTAGTTTATAAGAGTGACGTGGTTCAAACATATACTTGCGATATAGGTCAAGATAGTCAAAGTGAACACGACCAATCAGGTCATAAGTCTCTTGCTCGATGCCATACATCTCGTACTTGCGAGTCTTTGGTAATTGATTTAACAAACAGAATCGGCGAGTATCATCACGACTCATGATTCGCGTAACACGATTTACCATGTACGGAATGTCATAGCCTGATGAGTTCCAACCAGTTAAGATGTCTGCGTCTTCAATCAAGTCAAAGAATGTGGTAAACATCTCTGCTTCATCATAGAAGATGAATGTATTTTCAAATCCATCAGCAATCTCGGTCGCTGTTTCTTTTGACATGTGTGTTGGTGGAATACAAAGGGTGACCAGCGTATCGCTCCAATCTAAGTACAGCGAGATTGCTGTTACTTTGTTGAATGGATCTGTGGTGGGACTAAAGCCCTTTTCAGGGTCAAAATCCACTTCAATGTCAAAGAAGCATGTTTGTAACTTAGGCGCAGCTTTGCCTAGGTAGTTGTCAGCGAGACATCGCACTACTGGTGATACATCACTCTCAAAGATTCCCTTGTTCGAATGCAGTCTGACTTCTTTTTGGAATTCAGAGTACTTTCTTGTGGTAAATTTTGACAGGGATTCACCAGTAATACTGCGATACTTGCCTTTTTTATCGCCGAAGTAGAATGTGTAATTTGCTGGGTATGTCATGTACTGACGTTTACCAGCAGCGTCACGTTCTACGACGACGATTTCATCTCGCTCTTTGTTGTGTAAGGCATCAATGTAACTCATCGTGCGTCACAATCAGAGTGTATTACCAGTAGATTCCAAGATGGTAGTTAGGAGATCATGGTCCCGTTGTGCCTGGCCGAACTCTGCCTTATGGGCAATTTTTACTGCCTTCTTAAGGATAGATGGTTTGATATTGAGGTCAGTCGCAATAGCTTTAATAGTCTCGTTTAGACCTTCGTTTAGTGTGTCGATTTCACGAAGTACGCTGCCGCCTTCGTTAATGATTTGAATAAGTTTTTTCTTCTGGTCACCGCTGAAGATTACGTTTTCTTCTTGGTAATTGCCTTGTACGTCCATTGCATCCATTGTGATTCTCCTTGTGTTAATAGATAGTATCTATTTTACTAGGTGAATAGCGGAAGTCAACAGGTTTTGGAGTGACTCTTTTCAATCGAATAACCATGGCATGTCAGCACCTGATAGACTGATTCCACTAGCCCTATTCCTTGGTGATTGGGATGAGTGTATTCCGTTAATGATAGTAGTTTGGTCGCTGTTGGCTTGAAGCCTACCTCACAGCATACTAACTGTCGTTCTTTATCTACACTGGAATTAGGTCGATTCGCAATCGTTGTAACTTTGACTCTACTCGTACCATGTGTGGCCCAGAAGTTATACACTGCGTCTCCGATGGTCATCGTCCTAAGATGATTAAACTCTCGGATTAATCCTTCGGTTGATGGATACGAATGACTTGTCATATCCGTCTCTGGTGTGGTGCACGGTCTAACAGGAATCATATCAATCATGGATGTATTTATAGAGATGCTCACTTTAGTAAACGCCTGGCGTAGCGTGTCACTCAGGCAGCAGCCGCCTGTCTGACGCCGAGCTTGCGCTCTAACCGTTACGTCAACGGAACCTAAGGTAGGTGTTCTTATAATAAATTGTCTAGCTCTTTGGATTGGTGTGCCTGTTTTTGTGCGGCGATTGCTTTTGCTTGTACTGTTGGATGTTGAGTATTACCTGTCATTTTCTGAAACCATCCTCGGCGGTCGACTAACTCATCAGCATTGTAAGAAGCATAGTATTGCGTTGGTCGCATCCAAATTTCATGTTCTTTTTGATACTGAGCATTAGTAAGACCTAGACCTTTACACATGGCAGCAAAGTCTAATAAGAAATCTTGTGGACTAAATTGCTTTTGTATCACATGAAAGTTTTTGTTGTTTTTACTTTGATTTCTGAAGTAGTATTCTGCGCCAGCTAGATTTGTGGCATATGCTACTGCTACTCTGTTTCTGGCAGTATTTGTCTTATTGATGTCACCAATCGTGCGATAGATTGTTGTTATTCCCTTAGGAGGTATTCTGTATGGCTGAGAAGCAGGGTCTTTGAGGATAGTAACCGCTGCTTGCTCGACTGATGCTAAGTCGCTAGTGTTTGATTGCCAGGCGTGAAAAGCATCAATAAACGTCTGATTGAGTTTAGGTTTCTGTTGTCCAAATCCTAAGAACCCCTCATTAATAATTTCACTAATCTTCATATTACTCTCGTTCGGTTTTTAGGATACTACGGAGGAACCAGCCGTGTTTACCATGTGCGTCTAAGCGCTCTGCCAAGAAGTTGGCAATGCCTTGTTGATTCTCGTTTGTTGCTGCCATGAATGCGCCATTGAGGCATTCAATCATCATCCCATTATCACGGTACAATTCAGCAATCATTAACTCAGCCCGTGGAATGCGAGGTTGATCTTCGATGACTGATAGTTCACGGTATCTGATTAGGGATGCTGGAGCATAAGCATCTAAGGTTCTGATAAATTCTGCGCAACGGTCAAGGGAACCATATACTTCGGTATAAATTTCATCAAAGAGTTTATGGTATTGAGGGAAGTTACTGCCTTCGCAATTCCAATGAAAGCTCTGCGTCTTCAACGCAAAGACTGCGGTGGATGCTTGAACTACTTTTAGATTTTCTGCTAACATTTATTTCTTTGCTTTCTTCTTGGGGATACAATTAGGAACTGGTTTACCATTTTCACCATCTTTCATACCGATTTGAGTGAAGTTCTTCCAGCAGTCTTCTTTAGCAATGATGTCTTTATCGGCGGGCTTCTTACTTAGTTCAGTATCTTTCTTCTGTCCTTTTTTGAAGACATCTAAGTCGCGCTTCAAGCGTTGAGCAATCATTTCCTCTGATAGTTCACTCTCATCAACTTTATGCTTCTTGGTATCGTTGTCGAACTCTCGCTTAGTAGCCTTGACGATGCCCCGGAAGCGCTTGTTACCACGTTCGTAGTCTTTGTCCTTGTCAGCAGTGGATGCATCGGCGCCTGCTGCTTTTTTATAATCAGCTAATGTTTGAGGGCTTAGCTCATTGAGTTGACTTTCGTTAGTTTGGGGCTGCCACCAGCGGCCTTGACCAAACTCTCTGTCAGCACCTTGCTTTTGCATATCAAATGATCTGCCTGAGGTGGTATACTTTGCTTTAGCCCATTTACCGGACTTTGTTTGTTTGACGCCGTATTGAGCGGCAGTATCTTCTTGTCCAGCTGGTACATTGTAGAAATACATACCGACTAATACTGGACGGTCAGACGGCGCTTGGTATGGGCGCTGTGGTTCTTGACTGTGGCCTTCGTCATTGGCTCCACCGTCTTGACGATACGCTTCTGAATCATGCTTGCGCATACCATAAGTTGATGCGTACTGATCTCTACCGTAGGCCGCGCGGTTACCTGGCGAGCGATAGTGACCTTCTTTGATAAATTCATATGTTTTCATATATGTATTTATGCTGAGTGTATCGTGAGATCAAGAAGAGCCACTTGATTAGAGTGGCTCTTGTGTGCTCTGGACTAGAAGGTGATTAGACCCAAGCGCTGCCGTTAGTAGCGGCAGCAGGGAATCGTACCCAACTGTTAGTAGCAACACATACAAACAAGTTGGCGTTAGCGAATACGAATGTACCGGCAGTGCCTGTCGAGTCAGTATTTGCCGGTACAGTATTGCCGATACTAATAGTTCCCGCTAATGTAGCATTGGCAACAGTGCCAGTTACACTAGAGCCCTGAATGTTACCGATAAAGTTCTCGGCAGTAATATTACCGCCCACGATACTGTTACTGATATTAGCGCTAGACACAGTGATATCGCCGCCAGCAACAGCTAAGCTACCCAATGTACCAACTGTAGTCAAACTAGATGTCACTACCGCTGAGTTCAGAGTTGTGCCGCCTAATGTATTAGCGTCGATTGCTACTACTGTAGTAGATGCCGTGCCGTTAGCTACAGCTTTAATAGCACCAGTACTACTGATCGTAGCACCATCAAATTGGCCGTTGCCCTGTAATGTACCAATAACGATGCCGCCGCTACCATCGCTTCGAATAGCAGTGTCGCCCAAGCGAATAGTACTGTTGCTCAACCAGATGTCTTTGAATCGATTTGTAGATGAACCGATGTCTTTAGTAACGTTACCGGATGGCAAGATGTTGCCACCAACTGTTACGTCACCAGTGACATTTAATGTGCCAGTGATGTTAGCGCCAGTTTGAGTAATAGTTGTTACTGATGTGCTATTACCGTCGCTAGCAGTCATAGTAATGTTGCCATTAGCAGTAACGATGACGTTACTATTGCCATTAGTTAAGTTTACTGCTGAGTTAGCATTAGCTACGATACCAACAACGTTAATCGCAGTTAGATTAGTCAAGCCACTGCCATTGCCACTGAACACGCCGTTGGCATCAGCTAGAGTGATGTTACCAGCAGTAATGTTACCAGTGACCGCTAGTGATGTTAAGTTACCAACACTAGTGATGTTCGGTTGAGCATTAGTTGTTAGTGCGCCAGCAACAAAGTTAGCAGATACTAAGTTAGCACCAGTCAATTGTGAACCGGCGTTGCTCATAGTGATATTACCATTAGCAGCGATGGTCAATCCTGTTAGTGTGCCAACTGTAGTTAGATTACTTGTTACCACTGTTGCCGCTAGAGCAGTGCCAGATAGAGCATTCGCGTCAGCGACGACTGAGTTACCAGATGCCGTGCCACCTAGTGATACACTAGTGGTGTTAGCAACGTTACCGTCAGCAGTAGTAGCAGTAACGGTCAACGCACCATTACTAGCAACACCAAGACGAGTATTACCCAAGTGAATTGTACTAGTACTCAACCAGATATCTTTGAAGCGATTAGTTGAGCTACCTAAGTCATATGTGATGTTAGCTGCCGGTACAATATTGCCGATGACTGTTGTAGTGGCGCCGTTAGCATTACCATTACTTGTAATAGAGATGATGTTAGCTAGTCCGTTTGAACTTAGATTGATGTCGCCATTTTTTGTGATTAAGATATTACTATTGCCAGCATTCAACGACAAACTTGTACCGTTACCATTGATAGTACCAACATCTAAGTTGCCACCAATTACTGTCGCGCCTGTGACGTTTGCTGTACCAGTGATATTAGCACCAGTTTGTGTAACAGTTAGTGCTGATGTGCCATTTGAAGAGTTACCATCGTATGCTTTGATAACAATGTTGCCGTCAGTAGCAATCGCAACATTAGAGTTACCGTTAGCCAAAGTGCCGACGAAGTTAGCACCAGTTACGTTACCAGTAGCGGTCACGGCATTAGCTGATAGTAATGGTGAATTCACTGCGGTGGTACCCAGGGTGCCACCAATATTGATATTTGTAGTACCAAGAGTTGAGCCAGTACCCAAATTGACGGTCTTTGTGTTACCATTAGCAGTCACACCTGTTGCGACATTTATTGTCTGATCAACTGTACTAGTAGCGGCGATGTTGATGTTAGCCGTAGCAATGATGTCGCGACCGAGTGTAATGTCATTAGTTACGTTCAGACCATTCGATACTGATAGATTGTTACTGAATGTTGCTGCCGTATTAGAGATTGCGAGTGTTGATGTGACGGTGTCACCGCCGCCACCAGTCAATGTTACGTTACCACTTGTAGCGACATTCACACTACTGTTACCAGCTACTAAGTTACCAGCAACTGCGCCGGTGATTCCTGCTGCGGTGATCGTGCCGGTGATGACTACGTTGTTAGCAATCGTAGTTGTTGCTGTTGTACCGTTACTAGTGACAGTGATGATATTGCCATGAGCGTTAGCGCCGATTGATACTGTGTTGTTAGCAGCAGTCAGGAATAGATTACCAGTTGAACTAACATTGCCAGCTAATGTGCCAACAACAGTAGCAGTGGTCACCGTGTCTTTAGTGATTGTTGTATTACCAGCACTATTGCCAACCAACACTTGAGTTGTAGTATTAACATTGTTAGCAGATATATTAGCAGTTACTGCTAAATTCGCGCCAACTGTAGTATCACCCGAGATGTTTGCTGTACCGGCGATGTGGGTGTTGGTAGTGCCAAATGTAGCTACTGCCGCATTGTTCACTGATAGTACAACGCTGCTATTAGGGGCATTGGCGGTCACATCATTAAACACAACACTGCTGTTGATAGTACTGTCAGTACCAAATAAATTGCCACGATGTGTACCAGTTACATTACCACGTAATGTTTTAACACGTAGATTACCTAGATTGGCCAGTTTATCAGTATTGATGTCATCTAGGTCGGCGGTGGCAGCATCTGCTCCAAAAAAGAAGTTTCCACTGTTACTAGTTTCAACGCCTTTAGCTACCATAACGAATTCACCAGCAGAGTTGTCCCAGCCCATGAATGAATCTAAAGCAGCATTAGCAGTAGTATCAAAGCGATGTAGCATCAAACCTCGATCTTTACCGTCGTTAGTTGTTAATGGATTGCCGCCGACGTTACCGGCATTGGCATTGCCATCAGCACCAAGACCAAGCTCAATGATTGGGTCAGTAATAGATGTGCGAGTAGAATCAATATAAGTGATAGTGCCATCAACTTCTAAACTACCAGTAACTGTTAAGTCGCCGGCAATCCAGGCACTAGCAGTCACTAAACTAGCAACGTTGGCATTGCCAGCAATTAGATTACTAGTTACATTTAAGTTGCCACTACCGAATGTTACGTTGCTAGTGCCGTTACCAACAAAAAGATTACTGGTGATAGTGGCAGCATTGGCGCTCACGTTGTTAGTCACATTCACGTTATTGGCAGTCAAATTAGCAGTTACTGTAGCATTAGCGGCAACGTTCAATGTGGTAGCACCAACTACACTAGCTGTCACGGTTGTAGGGCTGATAGTTGTATTTGCGTTGCCTGTACCGGCTACACCAACAATAACATTGCCTGGTACTGTTAAATTACCACCAGCGAAGATGTACTCACTACTACTGCCACTACCGACGCCGGTCAATAGATGGGTGTCGCCAGTCGAGGTCACTGTTGATTTTGAACTCACAACAGGCAACTTCAAGTTACCAGCGGTGTCTAGTGTTAAATTAAATGATGCACTATTACCAGAAGATTGCAGAGACACCGCGGTATTATTAGTACTACCAGCAATAGTGACAGAGTTAGCAACGTTACCAATAATCTTGGCAGCACCAACAGTTAATACGTTTGCCACACTAGCGATGTTAGGTTGTGTCGCAGTTGCCAATGTACCAGTAAACAAACTAGCAGATACATTACCAGCAGATACATTACCAGAGATAATAGCCGTAGTAGCGTTCACATTAGCAGCAGTCACATCGGCAGTAGCAACTAAGTTACCAGCAGTTACGTTACCACTAGCAATAACATTACTAACATTAGTATAGCCACTAACAGTCAAGGTATTACCAGATAGCGCGCCAGTAGCCGTAACGGTACTACCAGTTAGATTACCATTAATAGTAGTAGCATTCAGATTGCCTTCCAACGTCAATTGTGGCGAACCATTAGGCTGTTCGAATCTAAACTGATAACTGGCAGCAAAGTCGAGATTAGCATCGGTAAACTGAACCAAACCAGCGCTATAGCCAGCAGGCTTGTTAGTAATGGTACTGATATTTTGAGTAACGTTACTGTACTCGGTAATCGCACGTTGATTTAATACCTGCTGATTAAATTCAGTAACATACAATTCTTTGTCTGTTTGATATACTGCGATACCACCGTTAGCTGTTGCCAGAGCAATTGATTTTGCGTCTTCTGACGGTGTTCCAGCTAAGTTTACTACTGTTGAGCTATTGATTGCGTTTGCCATTTTTATTCCTTATTCTTTGATTTCTTTACGCCAGCTAATGATGGGTTCTTCCAGTCACCCCAATTGCGAGGTGTATCAACCTTTGGAGCCGCTTCTGGAGACTCTTTAACACGTTTTTGGGTATCGCCAATAGGCATTGCGACGGATGCGACACAACCTGCCGTCATTTCGTCTAGTTTTTGCATTAGTTTTTTTATATCGGACATTACTGGTACCTTGATAGATACTAGTATTTATCACTTCCTGAATTTACCGTCAGTCCTGCTCACTTGGGGGCGACCATCACGAGCGATATTGCCAAGGCCCAGCGCAATTGCCGACTTTTTCATGGTATCTGGACGCACATCTACCGATAGGGCACGTTCCCATCGTGGATCAGACTTCTCCGACTCACTTGGGATGTAGCCAGAGCATTCGGCCAGTTGACTTTCATTGAACCGGCGACTAAAGCGCGTAGCAAAACTTTCACCGGGGAAGTCGATTGTCCACCCATCATAAGTGTGATTACCCTTAGCATCATCAACACACTTCAACATGATATAAGTTAAACCCTCAGAGGCTACTCCGGGCTCCGTTACAAGTTTAAGAATAACTTTTTGGGACTCATACTGGGTGTTGTAAATTTCACCAGCAGTTGACATAAACATGGCATGGCCGTCCTTTGTATGTCGAACTTCAGCTATTTCAATTGATTCAATCAGATTGATACCAGCAAGATGAACCGCCCTCTGCTGTACCTCTACTATGTCAACAGTCATACCAGCTTTGATCTCTGCTGCAGGTAGCCCTTCACCAAATGCAGCCTCCAGTAATTCATTAAGCGTGTTTACCTCAGCAGACTCACAAAACTCGAACTTCCTTTTCCAGATGTTTTCATACAATTCTGCGTACAATGGTCCGGACGACATCTCAAGATCCCAGCAGTGACGCAGAATCTTCTGCCCGTAATCGTGCTGTATTTGTTGGTTATTGTGGTAATCGTCGTAACTAGGCACATCACTGAAGTCAAATTCAGTTTTTTTTAGATAGCGCTCAAAACTTTCAAAGATGTCACTCACATCCGGTGACACCAGGGGTGCAGTTCCACTCTCTTCATCAATACTGAGTGATTTACCACGTAAACGGTCTCGCTTGCGGTATAACTGGTCAACTAGTCCACTTGAACGCAAGGATTTATAAGAAATATTCTCGCTGCTGAATTCACCACCTTTTTCAAGACCAGCAGCACGATATCGCTTAACCGTATCAATCACCGAGTTAATAGCCTCGAGATTATTGCTTCGTAGAGCCAATCTAGCCACCGCCGCCAGCTTTTCAAACTTTTGAGCGACATCTGGAGTATCAATTTTAGCAGTCCGCTTTACTGGGAATTTAATCCACTTATCGTCTTTGACACTGTACTCACCAAGGCTGCGAACCACATCGGAGGCATCCTGAATATACAATTCTACGTCTAGACCGCGTACGGTAATCTTGTGCTGCATATTGTAAATTGTCTTTTTGCTGGTAAATAACTCTCTATAAACATCACTGTCAGAGATAGCGCTCATGTCCACTAATAAGTGTAGGTCAATGTCACTGTGTGACGTGTAAGTATAGGCAGCATTCGAACCATAAAGTCTGACATCAACTACTTTAAGGTGACTTAATCCCATGAATTCTTCAAAGTCGGCCGCAATCTCCATCAACTGTGAACGAACGTCCGCCTGTAGTTTGGAGTCTTTAAACAAGGCCCCATTCAGTTCATCATGGAACTGGACAGCGCTGTCTAGATTGTAGGATTCAATGTCTGATATCTTCATACTGTATTTAACCCATCACATCCTTAACGACCCAAAAGTCTCCTGACATAGCACCATTTTGGATAACTCTGTAGTCCATATAGAAGTAACCTCGATCACCCCAGGAGGCACCCCAACTATTCTTAACAATGAATCTTCTTGTGGCATCGTCGTATCCAACCAGACAAACAGCGTGACCACCTAGCGGTCTCTCTTTAGCTCCAGGATATGGCATTACACCAGTCTTGGCTACCGAGGCACTCAAAAAACTAGGATAGACAAGGAAGCCTACCACAACTGGGAATCCAGCTGATAGCGCAGCTTTTACTGCGTCAAAGTTAGTGCAGCGCTCATAGCGAGTAATTTTACGTGTTAGGGCGTCGGCATAAGCGGCAGGAGTCGGTTTAACTGACCAGAAGCGTGTGTTGTATGCCCAGAGTTTTTCCTGCGGTGTCCCCCACTGGTAGCATGCCTTGATGCCATCTCTGATATAAGCACCTGCATCGATTGATACGGTGCCTTCCAGTAGTCGTTCTTGGTAATAAACAAAAAGTCTACTTAGTTCTGTAGACGCGCCTCGACGTTTTAATAAGACTTCAATCGCACTAGTGATGGCGTGACCAGTGCAGCTGCCGATGTTGCCCTGATTCTCTACCGGTGTGCAGTATGGACGTAGGTCAATAGAAGCTGGCTTTGGTGCCAGCAGCGGAACACTATAGAGATAGTCTCGGTGATCAGTTTTATCTGGTGTCCAGTTTAATGAGTAATCGTCTTCCGTGGTATCTGACTCTACCTTAACACGGATGGTCGGAAGCGTCCTAACATTAACTTGAGTTAAAGCTGGGTCTGAGTGGAGGTCGATGATTTGTTCTGGACGGATGCTCGGCATCTAGTATTTATCGATCCAAAAAGCAAAAAAGAGAGCACGAAGCTCTCTTTTATAGTCAACTATAGTCGAATATAGTCATTTGACTAGACGCCAGCCTTTGTCTTATGTTTACATCTGTCACCATGCCATCTGCCATAATTTCCAGTACCAATTCCAATAGCCCCACAATGTTCACACGTCCATTGTTGATGCGATGGGTGAGTGCCATTAGCTAGCTGTCTCTTTACTGATTGAGTAAAGACATGCGTTCCGGCGACTGATCTAGCAAGTTGATAATTTCGCTGAATACCTCCATCTAATAAATGATGTGTGCCATCATCTATTTTCGCTTGCTGAACAGATCGTTGATATGAACCATCACCGACCCAAAGATGCTCACCGCTTTTGACTAATCGAGTTTGTGTCTCTGATTGTAATTGGCCGCCAACCCATGGATGTCTACCCTCATCGAGCAATCTTTGACTTCCTTTTTTGCCGTTTCTACTCTGAACGTCTTTGTTCTGCCAAGGGTGGGTTCCCGCCGCCAGATGTTTTGCTGCTGAAGCTTTGGCCAGCCTAGACTTCTCTTCTGGACTAATAGCCATTCGCACTGACATAACTAAGCAAGCATCGAAGTCTCCTTGACTATGATGGATATCGTAATGTTGCTGGATTGATACTGCCATCAAATTGGATGGGTCATTGTTTGAATGGTCACCATCAATATGATGGATTTCGTATGTCCGGCCATCTTCATCTTTGGGAATAAGGCCATAGTGTTGTTCATAAATTTTTCTGTAATTTGCCATATTCCTGACGATATTCCTTAATTTCCCTGTAACTATTCATATTATACACCAAAACAAAAGGGAAGTCAAATAATATTTGACTTCCCTTTTTACTCATTCAATTTACTTGATGATTAAACGATTACTTTTCCGTTCTCATCTAGCATCTGAATCTTTCCTTGTGCTTTCATTTGCTCCAAGTACATTGGACCGAATGAGTTCAACAAGTGATCGTGAGATTCTTGTGCGAAGTTGAAATGTCCAGCGTGGCGGAGGAGGACCCGACGGTCTACCCAAATTCTGCCTCCCAAGTCGCGCCAATTAGAACACATCGTCCAATCTTCACTCAGATAGCGGTTCTCGCGTACGGCAGTGTCGAAGTAGGTAGCTAGATACTGATCGTAGATCGGGTCCAGTCCAATGTCATTTTTATATGGCTTAACAGCTGGATGACTACGCATTTTCTCAAATACATGTCTCTTTACCAACAAAAAGCCAGTACCTGCTTTGGATACTTCCTGTAGACCATTCTCACCTTGTTCTGCGCCTTCAAAGCCGTTGACTACCCACTTTAGTGGCATAGTCTTCATTGGGTACAAGCCAGCGATAACGTCTTTATCGTGATTTAACAGCGCCAAAACCTGCCAGGGTTCCCATCCAATATCGGCGTCCACCTGCATTAAGTGGGTACTTTCTTTCTGGTGCAAGAATTTAGCTGTTAATGTGTTACGAGCGCGGGAAATGAGTGATTCATTTACCATGGTCTCCAAGGTCCAATCAACGCCGAGTTGACGGGCTTGATTTGCAAATTTGATGTATGACATGAATGTAGATTCTGTCAACATACCGCCATAACATGGCATCGCAAAGTGCGCTTTAGTGGTACGTAGATAGTCCACATTTACTTGAATCTGATTTGGATTTGGCGCTTCTTCAGCTTTAACTTCAGTTTCGCCTTCTGTTGCGATTACACCAGTCTCTGCTGCTTCACTGGTACCGCCAATTGATGCAGCCTGTGCTGCTTTGTCTGCTAATTCTTGAACTGCGTCAACTGGGATTAATTTATCTTTTTTTGCCATTTAAGTGCTTCCTTGTTAATGATGACAATATTTAGAGTAAATGTACTCACTCAAAATATTTTTCATCTACCACTAGTGTATCATGATGCGGCGATTTGTCAATAAAAAAGCGCTAGGATTAGTAGCGCCTTAGGAGTCAGTATGTCCAATTTGTCGGTGGTCTATCTATCCTTGGACTGATACTCTGGACTCTATATTAGTATCGTCACGAGTGTCGATAACTTTAGCTGACTGAGATTGAGTTGATAGTGCCGCCTGTCCACCCAGTGATGTTGACTCGTACCCACGTGTAGTTGCCGTGTAATGTAGCGTTACCGTGTTGAGCAGTAACTGGTTGAGAAGATACCGGAGCATAGATGCCGATAACATAGATATCACTCCAGTCACTAGCAGTTGGCGTAGCAGCATGAGTTGCTTGGATCTTTACGGTTGCCTGAATACCTTGACCGAAGTCCCAACTGACTTGATTGAGTGTACCAGTAGGAGCAACTGCCGCACCAATGAGAATGGGCTGGTGTTCGGTAGATGATAGTAGAGTAACAGACATTAGTAACTCGCTGCGATTTGGGCGATTGAACCAGCAGTCCAGCCAGTGATGTTCACACGTAGCCAGACATAGTTGCCCTGTAAGTTGTAGTAGCCGCTTTGTGCTGGGCCAACGTTTGATGGTGTAGCAGTGATTGTGTACACATCGAACCAGTCCAGTACACCTGGCACGGTAGCTAGACTTGCTTGAATCTTGACACGGGCATTGAACGAGTTCTGCATGCTCCATGTGATTGTATTTGTATCACGGCCAGCGATATAGTAGCCAGCAGCCTGAACTTTGTCGCCGACTTTAGATACAGCGGCTGCTCCAGGTGCCCCCGTTGATGGCATGAGAATGACTGTAGTAGTCTGTGCCATGATTACGCTCTTGTCACTTCAACAATTACACCAGAACCTGCTAGTTCTGCCGCTACCTGCTCTAAGGCATCACATACATCATTACTGGCAATTACACCAGTGATGTCTTCTGACTCTTTAACCAATTTACTGAGTTTGATTACTACTACTTCTTCTACGATTTTTGCCATGATTGTTCTCCAATATAGTATTTATGCCCTCTTATTGAGCAAAAGATATTAATCCTGCGATGAACATTCTGTACTGGGGGCAGCACAAACCGATTCGTCTCTATTTGAGAATCAAATTAGTACCGACGGAGCGTCGGGAATTAACGCCTGTGGAGATAGAAGTACTCGACGTACCGACTCGCTTGAGTCAGTATTAGAGCTATCGGTGAAGCAGGAAGCCGCGTGGTCTTTAGATTGGCGGTAGTTCATGCTCGTTTTTGCAATCGATAATGCTTCCTGATATAGGAATCACCAAGATACAAGATGAGCAGCGTAAACATCTCTTCACTATCAAAGTCGATAAAGTGGTTATTGTGAGACCTGACATAATACCAACCGGTACTGTTGCTGTTTGTCCACAATTTTAAGGCAGCGCAAGGATAGTAATCAGGGTACTGGGCAAAGAATGACTTTAGGCTAGCTTTAAACTCAGGAGGAGACGACTTATCTTTGAGATACACTCTGTACTGGTGCGCCGGAGTATTTTTGAACTCCATGACATCTGGTGTATTTGGTGCAAAGGCTTCCGCTGCTTCAAAGTCCGTGAACTCCATCTTAGCGGCGCGACCTATAAACTTCTCATCATTGGTATAAACTCTGACTTTTGAGCCAGCATACCAACCATTGTAGGAGATCGAGTGTTCCTTCTTTAGATACTTGTTCTTTAGGTCAATGAGTTTTTTAACTTCACTGTAGTCTATAGCCAGTAGCGATTCGATATAAGGAGTCGAGCCCTTGTTGTAGAAGTACTGCTGATTAAGCGCCTCTTGAACTCGCAGAACGTATTCGTCTATGGTGGCTGACTCCCTAATTAGATGCGCGCCTGACATTTCAAACGACACACGGTACTTGTACTTGTTATAGTACAAGGACTGTCGGTGCTCAGATTTTAATTCATAAACTGATGATGCCATCTTCGCCTACCTTCTTTTTACGGACAGTAGACTTTACTGTAAATTCAATTTGATTATCGACCAACTTTGTGTTGATGGTTGCTGATTGCAGGCGTTCAAATAAGATGCGCTTAGACAGTGGCACACGAATTAATTCATCGATTTTACGTGCTAGTGGTCTGGCGCCCATCTTGTCATCGTAGCCTTCTTTTGCTAGATGTTCAATCACATCTTCGCTTAAATTAAGAACGAGATTGTGCTTTGTTTTGAGACTGTCTTTGAGTTCATTGGTGAACTTGAGGACTACCTTTTTGATGGCAATAGTGTCTAGCTTATTAAACTTGACAATCTGGTCAATACGGTTACGCAACTCAGGCTTGAAAAACTCTTTGAGTGCTCGGTCATCTTCACCGTCTTTTGATTGCTTGCCGAATCCAATGTTGTTGCGTTCACCATCAGCACTGCCTAAGTTAGAGGTCATGATAATGATGGTGTTCTTGGCATTCACAGACTTGCCGTTAGTGCCAGTGATTTTGCCTTCATCTAGTAACTGTAGGAACAAGTTGTAAACATCAGGGTGAGCTTTTTCAACTTCGTCAAACAACATGATGGCATATGGGTTCTTAGAGAGGTCGTTGATGATTTTGCCACCGCCTAAGTTACCATCTTCATAGCCTACATAGCCAGGAGGCGCACCAATGAGTGCGGCAACGGAGTGCTTCTCTTGGTACTCGGACATATCGTAGCGTAATAGAGGCATATCTAGATACTCTGACAGTGCTTTTGCACACTCTGTTTTACCAGTACCTGTTGGACCAGTGAACAAGAATGAAGCAATTGGTTTGTTCTCGTTACCAATGCCCGCTTGACTCACATAGATTCGATCTAGTACAGTATCTACTGCACTGTCTTGACCATACAAGCGAGACTTAACGTTGGCTTCAAGGTCGATCATGCGTGACGAATTGTCAGTGCTCATCTTATCAACTGGAATACCAGTAGTCTTGCATACTTGTTCATTGACAAGAGCTTCGGTGATATGCACACCAGAATTACCAGCTACTCGTTGAACTGCACAAGCACCGTCTAGCAAGTCGATTGATTTATCAGGATTCTTACGTTCATGTAAGTAACGTGAACTCAATTCAACCGCAGCTTTAATTGCGTCTGCGTCAATAGTAACGTTGTGGAACTCATTCAAACGTGGAGCTAAGCCAGTTAAGATTTTAACAGTGGTCTCGTCATCTGGTTCATTGATATCAACACGGTAGAAGCGGCGCATTAACGCACGGTCCTTCTCAAATGACTCGTAGTACTCTTCCCATGTAGTAGATGCGATAATCTTTAGATTGCCCTTAGTAATAGCAGGCTTGATCATATTGGCAAAGTCCATTGATGAGTTAGTGCCGCTACCAGCACCGCGCATAGTGTGTGCTTCGTCGATAAAGAGGATTGCTTTTTCTTTAGCGGCAAGGGCAGCAAATACGTCTTTTACTTTTTCTTCAAAGTCGCCACGATATTTACTACCAGCAAGTAGAGAGCCAATCTCCAAGGAATATACTTCATGGCCTTTTAGGAATTCTGGAGCAGTGCCATCAAAGATGCGTTGTGCAATGCCCTCAGCAATTTGGGTTTTGCCGACGCCCGCATCGCCCACCATTAAAACGTTGGCTTTAAACTTCTTAGCAAGAATGGTAACAATCTTGTTTACTTCATCGTCGCGGCCAATCATAGGCTCTAACTTCTTCTGTTGAGCACGTTCAGTTAGATTAATCGTGTGTTCTGCAAGGAGCTCCGATGCACGACCAGCTGACATTTTACCAGAAGTGGTACCTGACTTGGCACCAAATACAAATTCCTTCTTTGTAACACCCCACTTTAATAAGAAGTAACTGGCGTGTGAATTGGTCTCACTCATGATACTGATATACAAGTCTTCAATATCCATTTGAGTTCTACCAGTAAAGATAACTCGTGCTAGCGCTGTGTTGATTACTCGCTCTAAGGTAGCAGTGCGCTTTGGATTTACTGGCTTGCCTGGTTGTGGTTCAACAACAATGTGAGTTAATGTTTGCACGTAATTGTCTACATCAGCTGCTAGTGCAGGGACATCAATGTTGAGATTGTTTAAACGTGATTTAAATGTCTCGTTTGCCAACATACCAAATAAGATATGCTCTAGTGTGACGTACCCATGATTGTAGCGCTGGGCATACACAATAGATGAATCTACGATTTGTTGAATGTCAGGATTGTTAGTCATTTATTAAATTCCCTTTGATTTATTAACTTCTACTTTGATTGCTTCAAGTAGCTCGTCGCTGATTGTATCAGGTGCTACTCCCTGTAACAAAACAAATTGGTTACCTTTGAAGCCATTTGCTTCTAAGCCGCGGCCTGCTAATCTTAGGGAAGCGCCACTGTTTGTCCTTGGCGGCACTGTTGCTTCTAGTTCGTCACCCCAGATTGTGGTAACTTTGATGGTAGTACCAAGGAGGAGTTCAAACACCGATAGCTTGCGAGTGCAGTATAAGTCTAGTCCACGGCGTTCTAATTCTGGATGTGGACGCACTCTGAATTCAACTTGCAAGATGCCATCTGGCATAATACCATCGTAGCGAACATTCTGTCCAGTCTCTACGTTCTTTGGTACATTGATTTGAATTGTTTTTGGTCCTGTTGGGCCTTGAATCTGAACAGTAACCGAATCACCAGTTGCAACTTGTTTGAGTGTGACTTCTACCGCAACAGTATAGATCCGTTGGCGCTGCTGGTTGAATTGCCGGAAGATATCATCGAATGGATTGCCGCCACCAAAATTGAAATGAAAGTCCCCAAATGGATTTTGACCACCTTGACCGAATGGGCTCGGGTTATCATGTTGTTGCTTTAATTGTGGGTCGCTTAGATTGCGATATGCTTCCTCAACCTCTTGGAACTTGGCGGTATCTCCTCCTTCGCGATCAGGGTGATACTTAGCTGCCATCTTGCGATATGCTTTTTTGATTTCTTCTGGAGTGGCGTTGCGCTCTACTCCTAGTGTTTTGTAATAGTCCATAGTCATTCTTGTTTGTGTTTACAGTATTTACGGTGATGCTGAACTTCATTGCTCACGCCGATACCCTCTTTGCCACAATCAACACACTTCCATTTGCGCTGATTCATGTGGGTCCCTGCCTCTAACTGTGCTTGTTGAACGTCTTTAGACATTGACGTGCCGTCGTCACGCTTGAGGAAGTTATGTTTACCAGCGACCACTGTATCACTCGATACTGAGGTACCGTCTGGTCGTTTTAATAAATGGTGTGTCTTATTAGCAAGTCGGCGCTGATTACTTGCGGATTGTATCTTGCCTCCAACGAGATTAGCAGTCCCTGCTTCCACTCTCTTATTGTGAGCCAGTTTTGCTAAGCGTCTTATCTCTTCTGGTGATTTACCCATTCGTTGAGCCATGATAAGACAAGCTCTCACATCACCCTGAGATTCGTGTATGGCGTAGTGTTCAGCCAATGGTACTGCTTTTAGATTCGAAGGTTCATTATTCGAATGATTGCCATCGATATGATGGACATCATAAGTCCTACCGTTCTCTTCTCTCGGTATTGGTCCATAATGTTGTTCGTAGATTTGTCTATGTTTAGCACCCATATTCTCAAGTGTATCATAGTTTGACTCTAACAGTCAACATAAATGGATGAGCTTATGCTTTCTCAGCGATCTTCTCTTGTGTTCTGCCGTATGCTGCGATACCTAGAACTGCTCCACATGCAATGTGGAATAATCCTCCACCTTGAATCGTAAGTGGTTGCCACTGTGAACTGATCTGACCATGAGTTAATGCTTGGAGTATACTCCAGAGTACAGGGAATACGACGAAGTCGCAACTACACGCAACTAGATACATCATAGCAAATAATGGTCTCCACCTCTTATTGATGAAATCTCCAAACCAATCATCTGCTTTGATCAATGATTGTGCGCCCTCGTGCATTGCTCCACCACTACTCTTGATTATGTCTGCCTGAACTTCAGCTTGGAGCATACCGCGCTGTACTGCTGGTGCAGCACCAAAAGATGCGCCTGCTGGAATAGCATCAACTGTTTTGTCGGCTGCTAATTGACCCCATGCAGTATCAGTAGTTGCGACTGGAGATAGTGAATCAGATTTTTGTGGTAGTAATGTTGCCATTTTAGTTCCTTAAATAGTCTAGTATTTATCAAAATGGAACGGTTAGAGTAGACCAGCTTGGCGCTTTAGAGCCTTGATATCTGGTGAATCATTACACTGAGTTGTAGTCATTGCTACACCAGCAATCTCACGCCACTCATTCAATTGTGCGTTAGGATCATTTGGATAAGCCTCGCGGTATTTCTTAGGACTTAGTTCAACACGAGCACGAATGTATTCCGCGGTGTTCTCGATCACTTCATCATCAAGACGGATCTCCCAGTCTCGTAGATTTAGTTCAGTGAGTGGTTCTAAGTCGGAGATCATCTCAATGATGTTCTCTGGTGAATTACTACGGCGTTTAATCTCGACGAACACCAAGAATTTATCCTTGGTAACTTCACCTGGTGACGTAGATGCGTCCATGACACATTCATATCCGCGCTCGAACCAACCTGCCAAGTCAAGAGCAGCTTCTTTGGACTTTACGGAAAAGTCAAGGGTAATACTGGCATCATCTGGGCCAATGTTGGAAGCATATCGGTCGATGCCAACGATTGGATAAATTTGACGCTTTAGGTCACCTGCTCGGAAGCCTTCGTTTAATAGTTTCTTTGTCATAGTGTCTTCCATTAGAGTGGTGGTAAGCCGCCCATAGCGCCGTTCATGCCGCCTCCCATGCCTCCCATTGGGTCAGCGCCCATGCCTCCCATGGCATCTGCTGTGTCTGAGGTGTCTTCAGTACCAGATGCGTCGGCATCATCATAGTCTTTTTCATAGGCAGAATCTAAGTCTTCTAGTTCGATAGACTTATCAGCAAGGTCAACGGTACCTTCTCTAATATCATTCAACAAGGTCTTTGGCACAGTGATGTTGACTAACCAAACATCTCGGTCAATCATCTTTGGGTACTTAGTACCAGCTAGGAAGTCATCTGGTGTTTTAATTTGAATTGGTGATTTAACTGTGGTCTTTTTAAACTCAACTGTGCAGCCAAGAGTAACTAGGCGTTTGCCACCACGTGGGTCTGGCATAAGAGACTTTGGCCACATAAACGTAGCTGATACGTCATAGCGATTGACTTCTGGGCCATGAACTAGTTCGCCTAGTCCCCAGTTTTTAAACGTATATAGATCCGCCTCGTCTAGTACGCGCTCCACGTCAAACAAGACAGCCATAATGCCATCACTAATCATGACGTTATCGATGTTTTTAACGATGTCTAGCCAACCTGGCGCATCTAATGCAGTGTATTTTTTGCTCATGTAGTATTTATCTAGGATTAATAGAGTACACGAATATGTGTTTGTTCCCAGTGGAGCTCAGTATTTATCACTTTTTTACACTCCATTAGTAGCATTGTTTAGCTCTCTCCACCTCTTTAAATAGTTTGAGTTCACCAGGAGGTCTGAATGAACGATACAACTAACATCAGGGAGTTAAAGTTGAGTAGAAAAACAAGTAGCGCTAAGCGCAAAGAGCAAGAGTATTACCCATCACGCAGTCAACGATCAAAGTATGCCGAGCACGAATCAAACACGATCAACTTCAATCCACAGAAGCAACGTAAGGCAGTCACCCTGGTACCAAAAACAATCAATCAAGAAGACTATATCATGGCCCTTCAGGACCGGTCAGTTGATGTGGTAATTGCTGGCGGCCCAGCTGGTACTGGCAAGACATATTTGGCTACTCTAGCAGCTATTCAAGCCTATCGTAATAAAGAGGTAAGTCGCATTGTGATTCTTCGACCAGCTGTCTCTATTGAAGGTGAAGAGCATGGCTTCCTACCAGGTGATTTAACTGCTAAGTTAGCTCCTTGGTGCCGCCCAGTACTCGATGTCCTACGCGAGTTTTACAACATCAAAGAGATTGAACATATGCTCTCAGAGGAGATTATCGAGTTCGCATCTCTTGGTATGGTTCGGGGAAGGACTTTTAAGAATACATGGCTCCTACTTGATGAGTCCCAGAATTCATCACCAACACAGTTAAAGTCTCTCTTAACACGTATTGGTGAAGGCAGTAAGTTTGTATTGAATGGTGATATTGACCAGTCAGACAGAATCGACCGTGAGTGCGGACTAGCTGATTTACTAGAGCGAATGGACGAAGCTAACATAAGAGGCGTACAGGTGTGCCACTTTGATAATCGTGATATTCAGCGTCATAGACTAGTTGGTGAATTCATCAAACTGTATAAATGACAAAAGGGGCACCTGCCCCTTTATTGTCCACTGTGATATACCATCATCTGCGCAATTTCTGCTGGATCAATTTTAAACAGTGGCGCAACTGCGTCTTGTTTAATATCAATTATCAGCATTTTGTTGCCAGCACGTGTGATAATCTCACGGTATTTAAACGTCTTTGGGTCTACCACGTATACCCAACCTTGATCCGGATTAATGAATCGCGCATGTGGACTTGGTAGCGACACGAAGTAAAGCACGTCAACGTTTCTACACTTGTTGATTTGATTGGCGCGTATGGTAAACCCATTCTCCAAGATATATGGAGTTTGAGTTTTAACTTCTACAGTAGCGCCGTCGATTATCAGATCCTTCTTACTATCATACGGGTCAATAGCATGAGTAACTACACTGCCATTCATGCTGGCCCAGTTACCCACACATATCTCACCCATTTTACCAAGGCGGAGCTTCTTTTCTTCTGAATCGAGTACTCTCATACGCCAACAATCATTTCATAAATTTGCTTCCAGTTTTTAACAACTGGGATGCTGCCATCGTAGTCGAGATTGTGGCCGTGCTCCATGATCACTGATGTTAATCCGAGATTTTTACCAGTAACCGCATTGTCAACTAGATCCTCTAGCCAGAATAGACCACTGTCTTTATATTGAGCCAGCGCTGAATCTTTTGGTGCACCAGTATCCAAGAATACAATCTCTTCAAATACAGTTTCACCAAACAACTTCTCTAAGTTCATTTTACGAAGACGCTGAGCGTTTTTATTTTTACTCAGTGACGTGATTGCATGGAAGACATAGCCGTGCTCCTCGTGTAAACGACGAACATAGTGAATGGCATCCCGTAATGGTGGCAAGAAGGCAATGGCAGAACTCTCATTAAATGTCTTAATGAGCTTTAAGCCTTCTTCTTTGCTAATGTCGTATTGTTTATCGATGCCGTATTTGAATTGGGCGCCTTCTTTACGGACGTGACCTTGTTCTTCCATCCAGCAGTGGAATGGGTAGTCCCACTGAAGCAAGATTCCGTCAACGTCTGTAAGAATGATGTTACTGTCCATCTGAACTCTCATTTAAGTTAGTTGCTGGTGATTCACTCTCTTGAACTTTTTCTAGTTGCTCAATTAAGCTAGGGTAAACTTCTTTGTAATACTCATTGAGTGATTCAAAAGTAGTTGGTACGACTTTGCCCTCGATAACACACTTGTTTACTTTGCGTGTTTTGTAGTCAATGATTACGTTGACCGATTGCAAGTCGCGTGGCTTAAGGCTCTTGGTAAAGCCAACTTGCTCGGTGATTTCTCCGCCAGGTTGACGGAGATAGGTGATGAGCAAAAATCTCATTTGCAATTCTCCAAATATTGATCAAATTTTGTACAGGCTTCATCAAAAGAGATAGCCCATACTTTAGCGCACATTACGCCGCCGTCGATAGTCATATCAAACGGAACTAGGCCATTGAATCTGAAGTCCTCCGGCACAGGCGTAGTTACCAAGAACTCATTAAGCATCTTGGCACGATTGATAAAGTGGTCACAGATTTCTTTGGCCGTTTCCATGATTAGGCTGCCTTCTTAGCTTCAGCGCGGGCTGCTTTTTCTACTGTGATTTCAGTGCGTCGAGCTTTGATCGCTTTAGCCATTTCACCAAGTGCCTTACGAGCGCGAGTGCCAGCAGCCGCATTGCCCTTTTCGAACTTCTCGTGCTCTGCTAAGTATGCTTCTAAATGTGTGTTGATTTCAGTGTGTGCTTGTGACATAGTGTTCTCCTTAATTGTCAATTTCCATAGTGTTCCATTCTTTGATGATTGCAATAACATCATCTTCAGTTGGACACATTACCTTAGATGTCTTCCAATCGCTTTCACGATCTCGGCCACCTACCTCCACCATCCAACCATTGTCATAACGGTTTATGGTGATAGATTCATTTACTTTTGCAAGTTTTGTTAATTTTTTAACCATAATAGTCTCCTTTATTGATTAAGCTCAATGAGAGTAGCGGCAAGCGCAATCTCTGGTATACCTACTAATGGTAGGTTAGCTAGTCCATTGCGAATAGTCACAATAGCAGCGTCTTTTTGTTCTTGAGTTTTACCCCACAGGTCTAAGTTATTGTAACACCATGTGTAGATGTTGTCTAGCTGACCTGGATTCATACTCAAGTATTGTAATAAGATTTTACGACCTTCTAATACTTTGCCAGATTTGAATAGTGTGGTTGCTTCTACCAAGGTCGAATCTTCATCTGATGTGCCAGATTGAACTGATAAGAGAGTACCAGTAGAGCTATTGTTTTGGACCTGATTTAAACATTTACGCAAGTCAGGATAAGTAGCGCCAACGTAGCTGTCTAGGGTATCAAGATCAAATTCGATGTTCTCAGTGACCAAGACTGTTGCTACACGAGCAGTGAATTCAGTGCGCTCTGGTTTGCTGATGGTAAATGTCTCACAGCGTGATTTAAGTGCAGGAATAATCTTGTGTGGGTAGTTACAAGTAATCATAAAGCGGGCAACGTTAGCATATTGTTCAATCATGCCACGCAGAATTGCCTGCCCTGGTTGGCTCACGTAGTCACCTTCGTCTAGCAACACTACTTTGAATTTACCAAATGGCATTGTTTGACAGAATGCTTCTACACGTTCGCGAATAAAGTCTACCCCGTTGTCCCTGGACGCATTGATCTCTAATACGTCATATTCTTCGATGCCTAATTCATTGACGAGCACTTTAGCTAAGGTTGTTTTACCAGTACCTGGTGCACCAGCAAAGATTACATTAGGACAACTGCCTTCATCGACCCAGCCTTGAACTTGTTTTTGCTGTCGCTCATCTACGAACACATAGTCCGCGACTAGACGTGGCCGATATTTTTCAGTCCATAATTTATTTTTAAAGCTCATTTACGTAACAACTCCAAAGTTAAGATTTTTGAGATAGCTTCGCCCATGTTATCACTGTCATTAATGATGTGTAGGCGTTGAGTATAACGGTCAGTATTTTGGTCATAGTGATTGTATTCCAAGATGTAACCGCCTTCTGCTGGGTGCAGAGTAAAGTTAAGCGAACTTTCTCTGTTGAAGTCAGCACGTTGTGATTTACTAATACCGAGTTGACCTGGTGAATTGAATTTAATACCGGCCTGTTGTGATAAGCTAAATGCGGATTGGCCCATTGCTACCATAGTTTTTTCTTCCTGTTCTTTATATTGACGATGCTCAGTTCTGAGTCGAGCTGGATACGAGTATTTTACGATTAAGTCATCAAGCCATTTCATGGTGTACTGCCTTATATTGTGAGTGTGGATATTGTTCTTGGAGCCAGGCTAATAGTTCTGGCTCATATGGTAATTTAACTGAGTGATATTTGTTGGTGATGTACATTAGCCACTCACCTTGTCTGAGATAGTCTCATCTTGTGGTAAATGATCAGAGACCATCATGAGACCAGCTGGATCTACACGACGAAGCATATGTCGACCAGTCTCGTCTTCTACTTCGAGTCCGCGGGTCCAACGTCCATGCTCGACCAGAACATAGTCGTCTACTCGAATGTGGTGTTGGTCAGGACCTACGGCATATACTTGTGCCCAGCGTGGGCGAATGCCAGATGATTTGCCGTCATCGTTCGGCAAGATGATGTTACCAACAATGCGCTCTCTGAAGTTCATGTCCGCGACGATAACATGGTCACGTAATGGCTTTAACTGCGCTTTGTTGATACGATGTGGTTCAAAAGCTAATTTAATCATAGTGCTATTGTATCGTGTGGTAGCCGGTGATACAATAGCATTTGGATAAACTGCTTATTTTTTGCCTACTGGCTCTTCGCTGTCGAATTCACTCAGTGCTTCTAATTCAGAATTGGATACGTCTGGTTGAATGGTAGGTGCACCGCGATTAGGACGGGATACTGCACCAGGATTAACTGTGGTGCGACCATAGGCTTCATTTACACGGCGAGTACTGTCTTGTACTACACGATTCTCTGAATCTAGGGTATTACCAGCAGCATCTACGTTCATGTTACCAACTGCGCGAACATGTTTGTTCTTTGCCAAGAGTGCTGCCATGTCTACTGATTGACCCATTGCTGTTCTGTGATGTGTGCTCATTTTAATTTCCTTTAAGTTAACGGAGGAAGTCTCGGATATCTAAGTCATAATAAAGACTGTCGATTTTGTGGACTCCGATGAGGAACAAGACATAGGAAGCAACTGAGCTACCACGTCCTACACCCCATACTATGTTATTTACTCTGGCAGTATCAACAAAGAATTTTAAATACTGAAGTAATGGCAGGAGGTCTCTATCTACATAAAGGAGGAGCTCTTCGCCAACGCGCTGGAGCTGTGCTTCTGTCGTACATTGTTCTAGTAAGAATTGGACAATGTCTAGATTTTTATATTCTTCTGGCATCCAGATAGCTGCTTGGTTTTTGTTGTCAAATTCTTCGATGGTCTCTGGTAAATTGAGAGATTCGTAGTGGACGAATTCTGCTGTTGACTCTAGCTCTAAGTGGGGGTCTACGGTGATTGGAATTTCGGTGACTACTGGTGCGACAAACTCGCGCCCGGACAGCAGAACATCGGTGATGTCTGCTTCACTATAAATGTGGTGTCCGAATTTGTCTATTTGCATCGTGCTATTCTATCAGGGCGGGTGGTAGGATGCAACGTATTTTGGATTAAGAGATGTCGATTTTGCCTTGAATCATATCAGAAGAGCTTCTGAACATTTCTTCTTGCTTTTTGCCTAATTCTGTACGGTAAGATTGGAGGACCATTTGAATTTGATTTGCCATGGCGTAACGGCCTGTTGAACTGGCAAACGCTAGCTTCTTTGTGAGGGAAGCTATGGTATCTGCTAGTTCATCTACGGATTTATCGGCGAGTGAGCCTACTAGTGGGTGGTTGATCATAGTATTACCAGCTAGCTAATGATGAGCGTTTCCATGTATTTGTAGCAACGCATACGTAGACATAGTTAGTGTCATATGCGATTTGTCCTGCTACACCCGTTGAGGTCGCGGTTGGAGGCACTGTGCTGGTTGTGATTAGCTTACCAGTAACATATGTTCCGGTTGCTGTAATATTACCATAGGTGGTAATTACACCGTTCGCGATAGTCACATTTGATGTACTATTACCTGAGAATAGATTAGCAACACTCATGTTGCCAGTTGCGGTAATGTTACCAGTGACTACGATACTGTTAGCATTCACCAAATTAGCAGTAGCTGTGCCCTTTGCGAAGATTTTAGCAGTGGCTGACGATGATATAGTAGTATTAGCCGAAGTTGTAGTACCATTAACAAACGTGATGAAGCTAGACCCGCACGTGGCAATGGTCTTGATACCGTCAGCAATTCCAGGTATACCATTTATATTCACGATGTCGTTGATGTTGAATGGCGCATAACCGATATCAGTAAAGTTAATTGTATATGTGCCAGATGTTGCAAACCAACTAGTAGGAACAATACTTGTACCGATATCAATATTACCACCAATATGCACGTTGCCGCGCTGAGTTTTTATATTAGCATTACCAGAAGCGATCACATTCGCCGCACTAGTGATATTGGCAGACGTAATAGTAACGTTTGTGGTGGCATTGCCAATCATCAGGGATGTGCTAACTGTTGCACTAGGCGAAGACAACAGAGTTGATGCAGTTATGTTTTTACCACTTATGTCTCCACTCGCAACTACTGTAGTGGCATTTAATGCTGCCATAGTGGCAGTGCCTACTAAGTTGGTGGTACCATTAACTTTGAAGTTAGTTTTAACTTCTACATCACCGGTAGCAGTTATGTTCTTCGCACTGATGTTGCCAGTTGACAACGTGATGTTACCATTAGTCAGAGTAATATTGCCATTAGTCGATGTAATATTACCATTCACATCAAATGTACTAGTTCCAGATGTCCATGTTAGCCCAGAAGCGCTACCCACAGTGGTGCCGGCAGTGTATACAGCGAGTGCGGCCACAGTTCCGGAAGCAACTGTTCCGCTGCCGCCACTTCCATTAGTGACTGTTGCCCAGGTGAGCGTGCCGTTGCCATTAGTTTGTAAATATTGCCCCGATGTACCACCATCGATATGCACCGTGGACACCGCTAATTGAACATTTGCGTTTTTGAGATCGGCTTTACCACTAGCGACAACATCTGCAATTGATAGGGTATTTACAATTTTAATATTATCCGCAGTAATGTTACCAGATACACTAAGACCGTTACTTGTCCACGACATCTCGGTTAATCCAGATACCGACGCACCAGTGTTAGAGTAATAGGCTATCTTTCCAATGCCCGCAGATACAACAGTTCCGCTACCTGTGCTACCATTACCTGGCGCGTCTGCCCATGTTAGATTACCAGTACCATCAGTTCGTAGATACTGACCTGAATTGCCCCCCGGTATACTGATGTTACTGACTGAACCAAGTGACATTTTACCAGTAACTGTCAATGCCCCAGAAGCATTAATGTTACCAGTAATATTCGCAACGCCTGTTATTGATGCTTTGCCAGATACAATAATATTACCACCGACAGTGATATTTGTGTTGGCGATGATATTCTCGGCGGTAACATCTCTAATAGTTGCAATAGGATAATCATACTTGTTAAACATCGATACGATTTCTGGCGCAGTGATGCCGTATGCTTCAGGAGTAGTTTGCCAAATATTTGCAGAACCATCAACATATGATGTATGGCATACCCAGATGTTGCCGCCATAATACGCAACGTCACCTTCCATGTCACCAGATTCACCATGTAACACATTGGCGTTAGCAATAACGTCAAATGTTCGCGCGGCAACCTGCGTAGATTGTCTTGGGCGATTCAATACTGATACCGTAATGTTAGTACCGCAATCACTAGTAATGAACACGAAGTGCAAGTCAGATACACCATATGGTACCAGCACGGCATGGTTAACACTGTCATAACCCTCTAGCGTATCAATACCAATCTTCACGTTAGATGGCAAATAGATTTTTTGACCTTTACTAACTTGTAGCTTAACATCAACTTGCTGTTGCTCTGTAGTTGCCCATTTTGTGAACATTAGAGAGATGTTACTCACGACAATACCATGATGAACTTCGCCTAAGCTAACGTCAATACCAACAGTCCCGCTTAAATTACTTCCCAAGCTGTATGTTAGGCGTCTGGTACCAGTTTGAAGAACATTACTGATAATCCCACCGTTCATGTCATTGGCCATTGTAGTGCCAGATAGCGCGCCTTTTACCAGCACATTCTTTTGCAAGTCTGCTAATTCAGTTTTTGCAATCTCAATATTGTT